TGTCCCTGCGATTAACGCAACAGGCAACCGTGTTCTTTTTATTATCTCATAATGTAACTGAGATTTTTTTGTAGATATTACGTGATTGATTAATTTGTGACCACCTTTTGCTGCCCATTGTTTGCAGAAGTCAAGAGCACTATTACCAATACAATGAACTGTTGCTTTGGTATCTGGAAATCCAGTATCAAATGTTTTTAGTGCTGTAACTGATGTAGGAACGCTTTGTGCGTCCTCCGCTTTTATAACAATATGTGGTGACCAGTCCATTATACAAAATAGTTTTTAACTATTTAGACAGCGGGTTCATAAGATACACTGTCACCTTTTCTAGGATATGCTGCAACCTCTGGATCTGGGTCTAACCATTTGACATACTCTGGGTCTTCAATGCAACAATCTAGTTGTGCTTGACTATCAAGATAATACATGTCATAGTATCTTTTCTGTATGTCATTGAACTTCTGTATTCTGAAGTCAGGTGCACCGTTGTTTTCTAGTAAACCTTTCTGGACAAAGCGATAAGGATAACGCTCTAGAATAACTTCTGTCTTAGCACGCATCGTCGTGGTCTCTGAGGTAGTCATAATTTAGATCTTTTGGATTTTGTGGAACTACTAGTATTTTAGCACCATTGGGTTTCTCTACAAGAACCACTGTGCCACTTTCTGCTTTGTCACAGTAGTAGTCTTTGCGATCTTCAAACTCTTGTTCAGTTATCTCGATCATTGAGTTACTTTCCACGTCTCTCCTTCTCTGTATTTGTTTGGAAATTTTTTAAAGAATTGTTGGTCGTTAATGCTCAGTTGCATTTTTTTAGTCTTACCTAACCATTGTACGGGTGATGATGGTTCTTGTTTATAAAACCTGACATCAAATGGTTTAGTAACTATGCCAACCCTATTTAGATTTTTTGGTTTGTAATCCCAAACATCATAACATAGAGTTGTTCGTGATGAACATTCACCAAACACTCCACGCATGTATCTTGGATCAGATGTTATAAACTTTCCTTCCTCTGGAGCAGAGAATACTGCCTCTGTTGGTGGATTGTTTTCATACTGTTCCCAATACTTGCCTTGTTTAGTATCTAATATTGTAGTAGGATCTATGTCACTTGTCAAGTACAACTCAGTTGACAGTAGAGGGTATTTAAGTATTCCATTTTCTTTTCTATAATTGTCATCATGATTAGAGTGTAGAGTTATAGTATTGTGACCATCTAAATTTTCTATCCACCATTCAAATCCTACTGCTGTAGGGTATTGAGATGACAAAAGAAAATCAAAAGAATCTACTATGTATCTTTCTATTGTATTCTCTGGTTCATCATACTTACCAATCCATTTATTATAACCTAAAGGATGGAAATATTCTATTTCTTTTCTAATATGGACAAGAGATATTGCGTCTAGTATCGGTGGATAACTTAATACATTCATCTAATTCTTACGTCAGAGAGTCTAGTAGTTCTCCTACGAGGTCTCTCTGTTCCTACTCTAGGAACTTCTGGTTCTGGTTTTGGTTCAACCAATTGTATCACATACTTCATGTTCTGTCCACCATAGGTATTACCACAAACATATGTCTGGTTGTCGCAACCACACACATGATGATCATACTCATGTTTAGAACTGATAGTGTTGTTACACTTCTTGCAAGTTACTGTTGTCATTTCTTTTTTCTATATCGACAAATAAAAAAATCATCTGATCGTCAGAATAATTGTATCCTTCGTGAACGTGATCCATAACATCATATATCTGAGGTTCTCCCTCTTTCCAAAAAACTTTTTTACCTTCCCATACCATATAGCATTTGTCAGATGGTATGTATAAAGGTATTTGTATTCTCCTATATTCTTTGTCATATACAGGAGGATCTTTATGAGGTCCTAGTGCTGTTCCAGATTCAAATACAGATACCTCTGCCATAAGAATTTCATCTGAGTCTAAAATTTCTATTGCTCTTGGATCTTTAACAACTGAACGTCTTACCCCGCCACCATTGTTTGTCAGTGCTTTGATCCAACAGAAATGTATATCCTTGTTAGAATAACCAACAGCAGTAGGTGCTCGTCGTAAGGGAAAATCTGTTTGGGTTGCCCATTCATAAAGATAGTCTACGTCACTTCTCTTCATATTTTATTGTGGTTAATGTGGGGTTGTCTAACTCTACCCATTCATGCCACTCCATGTAAAGATCATATGCTTCATCATACATCTTCTCAAGAAGCAAATGCTCAATCCTATCCTGCATCCAGTCTAACAGGAAGTCACATTGTTCTTTCATCTCAGGAGATGCGTTGTTCATTGTAGTAATCCTTTTTCATATAGCGACCCAGAATGTTTGAGTTGTAATAGTTCTCGGTCTCACTTAGTACGTTATTTAGAAAGAGTTGCTTGGTTTCTTCATAATTAACCCACCCTTTTGTAGTATGTAGTGATATTATCTCTCTTCTAAAAGACGAGTCTCCAAGATGTTTTCTATCTTGATTAAGCTCTTCACTGCTGCCATAGTATTTTTTCCAGTCACTTTCAGATTTAACCTTCCGAGACTTACCTCTAGGCTTTCTAAATTGGTAGAAGTATTTTCTGCCGATGTATTTTTTGCCAGTTTGTAAATTTGTAATCCTGTAGACAAAACCGAAGAAGTTGCCAATATCGTCAGAAGTGAAAGTTGTATCGTTGTAGACCCAAGGGTTCTCATAATCAGTCGGGATATCCGTCATCGTCTTCACCACTATACCATTGTTCACCATCGCTGTCAATGTATGCGTCCTTGTCAGCGTAGACTTCTACTTTCAGTTCTGTAAGGAGATCTTCGAGTTGTGTTATTAGTTCTTTTAACCTCGTTCTCTGCATAAAAAAATGCCCTTAACTACTATATGTAGCAAGGGCAACCTTTCACTAAAAAGAAGTTAAGACTTTACAGCAATTCCTCTATAAACTAGAGTTGCTTTCTCTGCCTTAGCATCTTTGTTTGGACGATTGTTGGTGTCGTACTTGACACCTCTGTAAGTGACTTGTGCCATAATAGCATTCTCCTAAAGTAGTTGGGATTGTAGCCCCGTTCCTTCAGTCGGCATTTGCGTCTCCCGTAGGAGATGAACGAACCCGTTCCGTGTCGGCTTACTTGCGGTCTGAATGTATCAGACTGAACGTATTGTCATGATAACATAACATAATTATTTAGTCAACTGTTTTGTTACAATCGCTACTTTCTTCTTCCTCTTTTGTTCGGTATGCCCATTCATCTGTGTGTCCAACTGACCACCACTTAGGTAGTGTCTCTACCGCATAGTTCTGTGTGCATACTTTGAAGTCAGGTTTCTTTAGATTGTCATTGTCAACTAAACTATTGTCAAAGAACTGACATCTGTTGTTAGGTTGTGCAGCAAACTGTCCATTGTCTAGTGCAATAATATTAAATGTCTTATGCTCAGGATCATGTTCTGAAAAGTTTGTATCTAGTACAGAGAAGTCAGGGTGTGCAGTGTCAATAGTAAACTCATACTCTCCTGCATGCATCTTCCTATCCTTACCAAAGAACTGACATCTACCTAGTATGGGTTTCTCTACCACAGTAATATTATAATCAAAACAATCCCATAGTTCTAATACATCTAATGGCAATTGATCCTCTGGATCGTAATCTTCTTTCCAGACAAATGCACTGAGTGGTAACTTGTCAAAGAGTGCACCATAGTCAGTTAACAATGTCTCAAAATATAATGCTTTTGCTTGTATACTTCTTACAGATATCCATAGACCTGGCGTAATTTCACCGTGTCCTTTTTCATGATCGTATAGATATTCTTTTTTAACCCAAACTTTTCTAGGGGGTAGTGGATGAACTAGGTATGCCATTATTTTTGTATAGTATAGGAGGGTGGAATATGATGATCATTCCAGTGCCGAATGTTTCCACCAACAATAAAGCAGTTGGTAATTATAAGTTGGAGAAAGATAAAGGTTCTTATCATTGCTACGTAATCTGCTTCCTTGTCAGTCTTGCCAGATTTATCACCTAATGCCTTCGCCCATATTCTCCATATCTTACTCATACTTTTTGAACCATTCTTTCAGAGACGTCTGGTATCCAGACTCACGACTAGGAGGTTCCTTGATCCCCTTCATCCTCTTGTAGTCGTTGTGCATCGCTTGGAGTAACCATGCCTGTGCCAGTTGATGAGGTCCCTCTTTCAACAATTGGATTTGTGATTTCGATAGACCAGCCTTCATCTCCAAATACTCCTTCCTCCACGATGTGTGGTCGTCGTTCTGGTTCCTTCCAACTGTGTAAGAGTTCATCTGTTTGCCTGTCTACGTCTTTCATCGTATTATATATTTTAGCATTAATCCACTGTCTTTGCAAGTACTCTATAATTCCTAGCAACAAGAAAGAGATAGGGAAGCGTTGCTTCTTCGCCCATCTCTTTGCCTTAGCATACCAAGGGTCTGTTCCCTTGCCAAATGTCTTTTCAAATTTCCACATCATACTCTATGATGATTTTTTTAGACTTGCGACCCATAGAATTTACTACAGTTGTCTGTTGAACTGTGCCATTCAATAGAGTTGATAGTTCTTCTATGCGTTTTATAATGTTGTCTTTGTTTCTCATCATCCCCCTGCCATGTCATCATAGTTGATGTCTTCTGCATCAATAATTGCTTGCATCATCTCTTCTATATCAAAGTGAGAGTCCTGCGAAGGTGTCTTCTGTGACGTCTTGTTTGATTCCTCCGATGACATAGGATTCGATTTCTGTTTCTTGTGGTGCATTTTGCTGACCTTTAGAGTTTAACCAATACTGTGTCCATGGTAGTGGATTGTTTCTAGGACCTATATTATAGATAGGATCTAGACCTATTGCTTTCATTCTTCTGTTAGCAGTGAACTCAACATACTGACCTAGTAGTTTCTCGTTCAGACCTAT